GATCCAGAAGACGGAGTTCCAGAACGGTGCGTACCTGATCGTGGCGGACGAACTGTGGCAGTGGGGCAAGGATGATGGCGGCAATTACACCTTTGACATCTACACCTGTCACGATCAGACGAAGGTGACGACCAATGGTTCTATCTCTGCTGACTACACGAAGCAGGAAGACCTGACGCTGACCTTCCCGGAAGGCACAGCCAACGCATGGCAGTATATCGAAGATACGGCAATCAGCAATGACCCGGCGGTGCTGTGGCCTGCTGCCGTGTCTACCCGTGCGGGCAGCGGCACCGGCGTTAAGGCTGGCTTCCACGTCGTTCCGGCAGCGTCCGGTGTCCGCGCGGCTTGGCGGTGCTGCCACTTGAACTCCGGCGGCGTTGCGTCTTTGGCTGCGGCGACCTCGAACTGCTGGGTCGGTGCCGCGGACTGGGTCGGCGGCGCTGGCGTGCCTGACCTTGCTGGGTAAAGCGGGGTGAATTGCCCGGCATCGTCCGGGCAAGAGGGGCAGCCAGCCCCTTTTGACGATAACGGGATTTGGGATGCATGGTGTCCACAGGCTGGCTTCTACGTCAATCCGGCAGCGTCCGGTGTCCGCGCGGCTTGGCGGTGCTGCAACTTGAACAACGGCGGCAATGCGTCTTTGGCTGCGGCGAACTCGAACAACTGGGTCGGTAACGCGAACTGGAACGGCGGCGCTGGCGTGCAACTAGTTCACCAAAAATCATCAATCATTGCATCATGCATTCCGCGCTTATGTGCGAAAATTTCTTGAAACCAGCATCACGGCGCTGCGTCCGCAGGAAAGGGCGGGTCCATCCGTGGCAGCAGGACAAGGAACCTGCTGGCGGCTAGTAGCATAGGGCAAAAGCCTGAACCCGAAAGCTGTTGAAGAACCAGATGATTTTTATATGAAAACATTTTGTAAACCAAAAGACGTTGACATTGAGGATGTCGGTTTCAACCTGTCAGCGGTACATTGTGCGTTTGGAAACGGAAAACTCCGGCGCAGGGATTTTAGAACGGTTCTAACAAAGACCGGAAAAATCTCTGAACCGGAGCTGTTTCATGAACGAAAGAACCACGAGTGCAGGAAGATCGTTGATGCCATTGACGCAGTGGCCGAACGGGAAACACAGAAGATCAGGAACGAATGCCTTGACCTGAAACCTGTCCGGCAATTCAAACGCATTGATGGAATCAAAATGAAGGAACGGGACCTTTGTCAGGAATCACCGGAACAGCAGGTACATGAGTACATCCTTGTCCATGCACTGCAACCGCTGCTCCATGCAAAGCTGCTGCCGATGCAGTTCGGGAGCATCCCGGGCAAAGGACAGGTGGCGGGAACGCGGCAGATTGAGCGGATCGTCCGAAAGAAAATCCTTGGCAAACTGGATGCAGTCAAGGGCGATGTGCACAAAGCATATCCGTCTACAACGATAGCCTGCGTGATAACGCTTTTGAAACGGGACATCAGAAAGAACAAAAAGCTGATCTGGTATGCCGGTGCTGTGACCGAAAACTACCCGGACGGCGTGCTGTTAATCGGCGGGTATTTCTCAACGTGGGCTTTCAACTACGTTATGAGCTATGTTCTCCGATACCTGCTATCCCTAAAGCAGGTCCGGCGCGGCACGGGAACACGGCTTGTCCGTGAGATCGTCTGCTATGCGGATGATTTTGTAATCATCGGGCACGCATCACAGCTGATGAAAGCAATGAAGAAGGCGACCCACTGGGTAAAGTCCACACTGGGCTTAGAGCTAAAGCAGGCATGGCAGCAGGTGCGCTTTGCATCATTCGAGGAAGAAAAGCGTGCGAAAGCCGCCAGAGCGCAGGGAAGCAAACACCGTACACCGGCGCTGGACATGATGGGATTTGCGGTGCGCCGCACATATACCATCGTCCGCAAAGGTGTGTTCCGCCGCATCAGGCGGCAGCTGATCCGCGCAGGGCGTGACCTTGCAATGCTGGGCTATGTTCCACATTGGCGTGCATCAAAGCTGACCGCATACAACGGCTGGTTTACAAACAGCGATAGCGCAAACCTTGAAGAAAAATATCAGGTCGAAACGATCATGAAAGCAGCGCGGTGGAGCGTTGCCCGATGGTCGATGATCCAGAACAACAGGAGGAAAGCAGCATGAGTGAGATTTATCCCTTCCTGCCGGCCGCCGTTGAGGTGTTTCGCGTTGGCAGCAAAACGGACATGATCCTGCGGAAGGATATCGAAAAGCAGGAACAGACCGATGACGAAGGCAAGAAGTATACCGTATACGCCTGCGACGAACGCCAGCAGCGTGTGGATGGTGTGCTGACCGCCGAGGAAGTTCAGACGGACTTTGACAAATGGTGGGACTATGCGCCGCCTACACCCGTCCCGGTGCCGGAAGAAAAGAAGCTGGAAGACCGGGTGAAGGAGCTGGAAAACCAGAACGCCACCATGGCAGACCAGCTCACTAGCACCCAGATGGCGCTTTGTGATGTGTACGAACAGGTGCTGAGCGTGACCAGCACCGCCACGGAATGAGCAGGGGGTGTGAAC